ATCCATCTAAATGACTTTGCACCGGATACTCCGCTGGACGTTGAATCAACTACCAGACCATCTGCATCCGCCACGCCAGCCCCAGCACCCCATGTAAACTGTCCCGATGTGTTAAAGCCAACCTGTAGCACATCATTATTCCACGTTCCAAAATGGTATCCCGTGGCTGTTTCTACATCCTTGCCAAACCTACCACCTGTAAAATCTATTCCGGGTGTTCCTGTTCCCGATCTGAATTCTCCGTTCTCAATCATGCCTAAATCTCCTGATATATCACTAACTTGCGCAATTTTGGGACGCGCCGCGTATGCATCTCTGGCGGTTTCTCTCTGTTGTCTTAGCGCCGCCCCTAAAGTTTCTTTTTTGTGAGTATATTCCTTAGCACTCATGGTATCCATTCCTTTCTTTCTACGCCGTCCCACTTTTGCAGAACGACCGTAAGATATCCTTGATTCTCTCTGTATTCCACATGCAATACACGCACGCGTTCCTGTGTCCCTCGTACACCGTCTGTTATCCCGTATTTATTCCCATAAAGCCAGTGGATATGTCCCGGCTTTATTTCTTCGCTCAATATAAACTTATTTCCCGCTCCTATTTCGACTTGTACCATGTATCTGGTTTCAGGCCGTCCATTCTCCTGCACAGCCCGTCTAAAAACTCCCGACCGCTGTTTACCGCTGTTTATCCGCGGTACGCTCAGGTTTCCTTCCCAATGCCCGTAATTCTCTTTAGCCTCTTCCGCCTCCAATAACACACGCGATCCAGCACCCACCTGTTTTTCAGTTTCGGTAACGTGCCACACGGTTATCACATCCCCGCTCAAGATTACGGCAGGGCTACCCCATGCGGCGTTCCCTCCTATCTCAATCGGTGCGCCTCTGTGTCTTTTACGTTTTTGCCAATGAAAATCAAAGTGAATACGCCCTCTTTCAATCACAGGTTCAATCCAGAATTCAAACCCGCCCGCCCTCGCCAGCCTTCGCAGGTTTTCAAGAACGGTAAGTTCCTCGCGCACAAAGTCTTTGAAATGTTCCCCGGAAGCGTCTACGTTCTGCGGCTTTGCCTCAATGGGCATGAACCCCCGCTTCTTGGCATCGTTTATCATAATCAACGCCGCCGCTCCTGCCGTGTGACTTTTATCTAGAACGTCTACTACGTTTCTGCGCGCCAAATAATAATTAGGGTTCTTGGCGGTAACTTCTACGCCCTCGTCCCCCCAGGTAATTGGGAGCATAAGCACGCCCGCCCATTCTGCCACATCCTCAGTCTCAATATAGACAATATTCCCAACGTTTAATATTTCCTCGTTGGAATCAACGAAACTAAGCGGGAATACTATTTTCGCCTCAGTGATGTCAGTATCATTCCACTCCATAGAAGAGACTTTGCACTCTGCTTCTATTGGATAATCACCGTAGCGATTGAAAACTAATACTCTGTTATACAAGTTCCACCTTTTTTACTCCATCATCGCCCTTGATGCCATAGTCCACAACAGAAGCTGTCCCGGCTACAATCTCACCATTGCGGATAATCAGGGCAATATTGACAGACCCCTGCGTAACTTCGATTTCTTCGATGTCATATTCAATAACGGTTCTGTGGGGGATTTCAATCACGTCCCCGTTGGGCAGTTCTCTAGTGGCGACTTTAGGCGGCTTTTCAACCTTCCGGGTTGTCTTGTAAGGCTTTAGCCCGCTAATAGCGTCCTGTAATTCTTTGGGGAGTTTTATTACATCTAGTTTCATTAGTTATTCCTGTCATACCATTTCATGGTTACGGTCACGTTGCCAGTTCCGGCATCTGTGTAGCTCCAAGTAGTTGCGCCCTTCATGCTTATCCACTTCGCCCTGATTGTGTCAAAGTCAATATACGTACGCTTGTTGGTCTCATCTTCCAGCAGGTAACATTCCTTGTTGGGGCAGTCAATCACAAGAGATTCATTTACATTGATAGTCAAGTCGTTTATTGCGATTGATTCTCCCGTGGTATCGTTTTTCAAGATCGTATTTCTGAACTCATACTCACTTGAGATTTCACTCCCGATTGATGTAGTCAGCGTGTTAGCGGTGACCAAAGACACAAGTACATCCGTGTATTCAATCAATGCCCGGTGTTCTGTGGTTCCACCAGGCATAATCCCACGCATTACCAGCGCAATATATTTGGGGTTTGAGGATAACGCCTGTGCGGATGTGGTTGTTTGGCTTTCCCATGTGCTGTTTGCCGTGGGAGCTGCAATCGTAGCTTTTACCTGCCAGTCAATACCATTGGGCGAATAAAGTAACTGAACACGCGGCCAATGGTTGGTTTTATCCGTGGCAAAAATTCTGCCTGTAAGCGTGACTTCATCAATCCCGGCGGGGTGGTAGTATATCCACCACAAGGACGCTCTGGTTCTCACATACTCCCCGCCTTCTCTTACGGGTCTTAGCTGTTGGCCCAATACAGTTCCAGGGTCAGCCCAGTCCGGTTCACTGCCGTTGCTTTCTGCGGAGGCTGTATATACCGTGGTTTCGTCCGGCTCTCCCGTGCTTGACGCTCCAATAGGCCGTCTAAATTTCACTTTCCCCTTCCACTCGTTAGCCCTTGCCCCCAAGTCTGTGGTGAATTCATCAAAGTCATGTCTGTCATTCTCGCTATCATGCCGGAACACGGGTTGGTAATCCGTAGCGTTGGGGCTTTGCACAGAAGTAGCACTGGCGTCCCCATAGAGCATCCATATCTCATGCTCAATCCATGTTATGGTATCGCCTACGGAGTGCGCCGCTTTTGCCGTCCCAAAAGCATCACGCACAACGTTTTTCAATCTCAGCTTGACGGTATTCGTTCCGGTTCTCTTTGTCTTTCCTCGATATTTGAAATATTCAGATCCTATTTTCACCTGGCCTCTTTGAGGCAGCCTTTCTAAAGCCCGTACATTTGCGGGCGTGTACTCAAAATCAATCGTTGTAATGCTCCCCGTTCCTGCTATCGCAGTCCCCAGCGTAGCGGTTATCCCACGGTGGAATATTTCGTTTATCCATATCTCCGTGGAAGTTGTGTTCATGTCTTGCAGGAATCTATCTTTCAACTTGCCATTAACAAAAATCTGCAAATCATCACCGCCCGCTTGCATCTTCCCAGCACCTACCAGGGTAGAAGTATCTAACCCGTTAGTAGTTTCGGCATTAGCGAGATTTACTCCGCCCTCGTACCGCCTATTGATAGGGTTCGTAACCCCAATGAATCTTTTATAAGTCTGCCCCGTGCGTGAGGACGTGGGTTTGATTTCAATGTAGGGTTCTACCTCCATATTCCCACCCGGAGTAATGGCGTTGGTCTGTGCTGACGCTGTGATATTCCATGTGTCCGTAGTCTGCGTGACCGCTTTCCAAACAGGGTCAGGCGCGGCAAGGGTTATCTTGGCCTGCTTGCTGTTATCCATCCATTCAAAATCAATCACAATACAGCTAAGCGTCCACTGTTTATTACTGTTGTCAGCGTCTTGCGCAATCAGTGTTTTTAGCTCCCCTGTGTAATCTGCTGCGTTGAATACCTGCGCCATTGTATCCCGCTGGGTCATAGGTGAGCTTTCAGCGGTTGGCCTTATTTGCATAGGCACGGTTCTAATCTTTCCCGATACCGAGATCAGCTTGGGATAATTCCCCACACGAGAAAGAAAGTGAGGGTTCAGCTTGGGAATTGATAATGCATTCCCCGTCTCAGCGGTGAATTCAACTGTGTATCCCGATAGAGTATTGGAATCAAACGATACAAATTGTAATTTCATTCAGCCTCCGGCAGCACTACGCCCGCTGCGTCAGTAGTAACAACGGTTACTGGTATTTCATATCCCGTGCTTGCCATTTCCTCAAGACTGTTTTTGAACTCTTGGATAATTGTTTTGGCATTTACCATTGGAGCAACAATATCATCCTCCAGTCTCTTTCTGGCGTTCTCGAATTTCATTTCGTCTATTGCGCTTAGCGCAGGGGCTACACCTTCAGCAGCGGCGGCCTGCGCAGTTTTCAACGGCCCGGTTATTTGATCTTCAATGTTTCCGGTGAGTTGGTCGAATTGTGCGCCAGTCAATCCGGCTACGATGCCTTCACCCAGTCCTTCTTCGCTCATTGCGGCTGCAAATTCCGTCTTTAACTCTTCCAGTGCCGCAAGCCCGGCAGCGGGGTCAATCTTCCCTTCACCAATAAGGGCCTGTAACAGGTTCACGTCCCCTGCAATCTTTATAGCATCGGGATTAAGGGAGAATTCTAGCTTATCAAACATGCTTTGCATTTGACTTTCAATCATGTTTGCTGTTGTCGCGCTCTCAAAGTCAAATCCTATTGGGGTTCTACCTAATTGTATTGTGGCAGCGGTGACTTGTTCAATTGCATCTGCCGTATCAAGCAAGGCCGCTTTCTGCGCATTGAATTCATCTTCTGTTTTGATTGACGTTATAAAAGCTTTCTGTGCAAAAGATGCATCATCTACTTTTTGGCGGTATTCCTCAAACGAATCTGAATTTTCAAGAAGGGACAGACTAAATTTATCAACACCTTCCTGCAACCCAAGGAGGGAATCTGCCAGCGGGGTTAGCCCACTCCCCAACCATTCTTTGAAGGAATCCCCCGCATTCTTTGCCATAACGGTGAGACGCGCCCAGGAATCAGCACTAGAATCCGCAGAACCGCCGACCTGTTGAAGTAATGCATCCCCGGCGCGCAAGGTGTCATTCAGCAACGCCATTGCTTTTTCTTCTTCGGTCAGTTCGCTTACCGTTTTCCCAAGCTGCGCAGCCATTACTTCATTGGCCTGCCCAACCTTTACGGCAATGTTAGCATTGTCAATAAGCAGGGGTTGGTTCTTCTTGATACCCTTTGCTAACGATTCAAATACAAATCCCACGCTGCCGATGGTGGGGTCAAGTTTCACAGCGGCACGGGCAACTTCCAACAACTGGGGGGCGGCCTCTGACATCCTGTCTCTAAGCTCCCCCGTAGTTCCGGCAACAAGTTTGTTCGCGGAGGCCATCAAATCAAGGTCGCTTACAGTCCCGCCAGCGGCCTTTCTCAGTTCTTCAATGCTAAAGCCAAGCCCCTCAAAGCCTTCTCTAAGCACGCTGATATTTGCGCCCTGTTGTGCAAAGTCAAAGGCTTTCATGGTAACAGCAATGGCGGGAGCGGCGGCAAGGGCAACATCTTTGACCTTACTTAACTTGCCTGCAAGCCCGTCTAATCCACCCTCAATCTTTTTGGTGTTCGCCGTGCTTTGGTCTATTGTTCGGACAATGATTTCAACATCAGCCACTAAATAAATCCATCCTCTCTAAGCCCCGCAATTATCTTGCGTGCGTTTTTGCTTAGACTGTGTATCTTGTTCCCGCCCAGATTGTTCCAGGCAGTCAAGGCATCATAAATATTCTCGCATGTTGTCATTTTATACAGCGTGTCTGCGTCTTGGTCGTACAGCCCTCCCGCATCTGGGAGGGTGTTGTATCTACTCACAAGCCACGCTAACCGCAGTTCGGGCGGTGGAGTGCCGCCATTGACAGCATCCACCACCGCCTGAATTAGTTTTTTTCCGCATTTCCGATCTTGTTTACATGCAACCTAAAGATTGTTCCTGACCAGATAATAACGTTCACTTGATCTAGTGAGTACATCTCGTCAATGCTCTTTTTGTAGTCCGGCATCACTTCACATTCCCAATCCTCAATGAACGGTTTCATACCCTCCCAGAACCGGATATAATCCTCGTTGTCATCCTTGTTGACTGCGGTTACTGCTCGAATATATCTAAGCTGTTCTCGTACGCTCATTGTTTCCGGGACTTTGAAGGAAACACCCAGGCTATCTTCTCTAAACTCAATCATTATGCTTCACTTTCACTAAGTAAGTTTTACCGATGTGCGGTTCATTGCGCCAGTGACCTGACACTCTGCACTAAACACTTCCAAATCGTCCACCGACCCAGATACTTCAACTGATGTAAAATAAGCCTCACCGTTGTAGTATTTTGTGCCATCACCATATTCCACGGTACGCGCCACGCTGGTTCTATTGCCGATGAAAATACCTAACGCCGCCTCAGTGGTGGAGTTCCAGAACCCCGATACACTCAGGGTAACCCCGTTCAATCCGGGAAGGTGGGTTCTTTCATCATCGCCAAGCGCGCTATCTTCGATGGTTGCCAAGGCATTAGAAATGCTCGCCGAATTGCAGTGAGACGTAATGTCATTGATAACCAATGTCCCGGTGGAGTTTGGTTTATCCATCTGGAAGGTTACATCTTTTCCTGTTTTATTAGCCATGTTTATCCTTTAACACTCGTTCGTGTCATTGCTCCGCTGATTTGAAACTCAGCACTAAAGACTTCCAGGTCATCTACAGACCCAGAAACTTCAACACTGGTTACATACGATTCACCGCTGTAATATCTCACGGCATCGCCATATTCCACAGTTTTGGTTAGGCTTGTGCGGTTTCCAATTAGCGGGCCAAAAATACCTTCAGTTGTAGAATTCCAAAACCCGGAAACGCTCAACGTTGCGCCATTCAATCCCGGCAGGTATGTGCGCTCGTCGTCTCCCAATGCGCTGTCCTCAATTGTGGCAAGGGCATTAGAGATACTCGCTGAATTGCAATGGGTTGAAATGTCCGTCAAGGACGCTGCGGCATTGTCTACTTGAAAGGTAACATCTTTACCTGTTTTGTTTGCCATGCTTACTCCTCACTTTTCAGTGGCTCTTTCTTCTTGTGCTTCTTTAAATATGCTTCTAGTATCTCGTGATGGATGGTGTTCTTCTGTCCTGACTTCTCCATATCACGAACATTCTTTTCTAGTTTATTCAGATTGTGTGACATTGACTTCCTCTATCCAACGGATCTTCAAATCTTGTCTTATAAATACCGCCCCACGGGCTGGCTGTGCTTCAAACGGATCACCCGCAGATACCACACTAACATCTCTAACTTGTCCAGTGGTGTCTTTCGCCCTGCGCCATAAATCAAATCTGTCCATGATTTCCTGCCGCCTTGCGGTAAGTTCTCCGGTTGCTTTGTTGTAATCTTTCAACCTAATCCATAATTCAGCTATGGTTTCCCATTCTGTCTCGTATTTAATCGTGCCGCCAAGCCCCCCGCCCAAACTAAGCGGCTTATGTTCCGGCACTGCCCCTGTTCTAAGCACGCAGTACCATTTCGATTTGCCGCTGTTCAGCATTTGCCAGTTTGCAATCTTGGCGTTAGTGGTATTGAAATTGGTGGTCGCTCTGATCTCCGTAAGTAAAAGAGCTTCACCTGCATCGTAACTCATAGACCACCTGCCGTGCTTTCCATAGAGACACCGCCGCTATCAAATTGCCGTCTTGCGAATAGTGGTTGCTCAAGGCTCGAATCATCCCTATCCAGGCGGTCACGTTGCGCCGTTTGCCCGGTGAATATAAGCCCGTCTGACGGCCTGTTGGTTCTGGTAATGCCTTCTTGGTCAAAGCCCAAAGACATGGATTGAACAAAATCATTCGCCGATCCTGACAGCTTATAAATAAATGAGGCGGGGTTCACATCTGACGCTTCAAATCCCTGGTAAGGCTGGGTGAGATTTACATAAGATACCGTCTTGCCGCGCACCCAGGAATCACAGGCCAGTTTAGCCGTGCTGTTGGCCGTGATGTTAGCAGGAGACCACCCATGACTGCGCAAGGCCATATTTAGAATGCCGCTGACCTCATCTATAAAGCCTTCTACCTCCGCTGCCGTTGGTTGGGTTGTGGAGTTGAAAGCAGTCTCACCGTTTAATAGTGAACGAGATAACGCTAAAACGGCGGTCGTGCTTGAATAACTGTCTGCTCTAATTGTCATAATTCTCTCCAGGTAAGCGACCCGTGAATATCAGCATTCGGGGATAACGGCATAACACACAAAACCATTCTGTCAGCAGTTCCATCAATCAATGAACCCATCCAATAGGTGCTTGGGAGCAATCTATCAACGGCCGTATTGGCCTGCGCAAACCCGCCGTTTAGAATTGTCCCGCCAGTTACAGTGTTGGCCGTTGCTCCCGTTGCCGTTTGTACGCAGCTATTGGTTTGATCCGCAAATGTAAATGTTCCTGCCACGGTCGGATTTAGCCTCAGCGTCCATTCAAAATCATCGTTTGTTTCAGCAATCATAGACATGCTGACTTCTTTCACTACCGCATCCAGATGAGTGGATTTTAACCGTATCCCATACACGGCATATACCGTCCCGGCAAGAGAAGCAGTAACATGTGTTGCCCCAACACTTCCATACCGCAATATTCCGGTGAAGTCCGTCCCACCTTCTGATATTACGGTGGTGCAGATGTGCGTCAGTGAAGCCGCCCCAGCAGTTCCATCATTCTCGATGGCGTATCTCACCGGAAGGTTGGGGGTGGACATATACACAACCGTCAAGGCATTAGCATTCAATACTTCGTGGCAGTAAATTGGAATACCATCAACCACAAACCCAAAGCGCACACGCCCAACCCCTAACCATTCAAAGTCAATTAAGAAAATCTGTGTTTTTGTAAAGTCCAGGGTTATGCCGCTCGGCCCTGTTCCGTTCATTGTGTCAAGATTCCAGCTCGCTTGATTTACCGTATTATTGACAACGCTGCCGGATGTTTTGGTTCTAACAACAACCTGCATTACTCCATCTTTGTTCTGGAATATAAGCCCGTTGTTGTCATCAAAGTACCCGATCTGTGCCGTGATTCCGCTTGCGCCCGCCCCAATTACTCCTGTCAAGAATATCAATGCAGATTTGCCGGGCTGGTAATTCATGCGCTGTTTTGTTTGTCTTACACGCTTCCCTGCCGTAGTTGCTCCAACCGCAATAGTAGTAGACGCTTGATTTGCATTATGCGTAGATGTAGTCCCGCCGCCGCTTACTTGCTGGTCATCCCAGAAAAGCGGTTGCGAATCATGTATCTGTTTGCTGTCAAACAGCGTCTCAGGGTTTGACACGCGCAATCTGGCAAAAGCGTCAATGCTTGCGCTGTCCCCCGCCTGTATGGTTCTGCGCGGTGCGCCCCTAGTGCGGTAATCGCTCACTAACTAGACCCTTGGTATTTGTATCCTGCAATGTCAACTTTCAGTGTTCCGGCTGCCGATCTATGGAACTTCAACAGACTTGTTCCATCATAGCGGTCAAAGACATGCACGGAATTTACCGGAAGAACTACGCCAGTGTTTACAGTCGGCGCAGCATCATCGCGATAACGGGCATTTGTCCCGGTAATACTGATACGCAAATAACGTGCATTTTGGATCGTGCTGTTTACGCCTACCGCTGTACTGTTGGCTATGGAAATAGATTGAAAGCCAACGGTCGTTAATCCTCTTGGTATCTGTCTCATTAGTAAACCTCCCGAATAATCTTCAACTTCTTAGGCCCAATCCCTTTGATTGCAAGGAGTTCTTTGTCATCCGCTTTCTTTGCGGCGTCAGGCGTAAATCCAGCATCTTGCAACAACTGATACACATCTGCGCCCAGCTTGCGAATAACCTTCTTGTCTGGAACGGGTCTGCTGTCAACCATCACGCCCTGTTCTATAATCTGGTAATCAAACTTGCCGCCTTGGGGAGACCACAGATCACCGGGGACGTATAATTTATTATTGTACTGAAACGATTTTCTTACTTTGTACTGTTTCATGATGTCCTCTTTTCGTGCGCCTCGTGTTCTTCATCGAACTGGGCGCGCCTTTCGTCTTTTGTGTTTAATAATTCCTGTACTTCTGGGTGGTACTCTCCCTGGCTGGGAGATAGCCCGCCCCAGTTGATACGTGGCACTTGATATGCCCTATGCATATCCTTTCCGCAAATATCGCAGACATAACCATCATCACTATCATAGAATGAACGTGACACCGTGAATTCATGCCCGTTCACATCGGTGTAGGTGTAGTTAGGCATACGTCACCTTCACCATGCCGATTCCCAGCGGTTTTCCATCATACATGGCCTCAGACATAAACGGCAGTTTTGTTACCTCCCACATGGGAGAAAGATTATCTACCAGGGAATTGCACCCCATACCTTCCGGTTTGCCTTCGTGATAGTAATCATCGAATATCACAACCGCATGGTTTTTCATAATCTCGCTAACAAACTTCCAGTCATTGGCGATGGTTTTTTCACTATGGCCGCCGTCAATAAAATATAAATCTGCTTCCGGCACATGCTCTAATGTTTTTTTGGTATCGCCAGCCCATAACCTAATATCCGCTTCGGTAGCGTCTATCCTGCGCCGCACAATATCAACCGGAGGCGGGGTCTTGCTGAACTCTCGTATAATGTCCGATGGTGTCGCAGTCTCGAACAAATCAAAGCCCGTGTATTTCACTTCCTCAATCGGCATGTACTCAGCCATGCGCTGAATTATCTGCACCGCGCTGTGTCCATTCCATGTGCCAATCTCGCAAACGCTCTTGGGCTTATGCTCGCTGATAGCATCAAATAATTGCTTATATCTACCTGTCCCGTTCGGGCTTTTAGGATCACATTCAACATCTACCAAAGAGGCCATCACCAATGCATGATCCTGAACAAAACCACGCCATGTAAACAATGCTCCTAATTGGATGTTCTCAATGGTTGGGCGCAAGAAGCGTTTTATTTCAGAGATAAGATATTCCTGGCTGCCGTATGTATTGTTGAGAAAATCAGCAGCATACCCAGCGTTGGGCGCAATTATCGGAACGCCAGACCGTAGGCCTTCTAATACTGGCATTGGCCCGCCTTCCATCTCTCCGGTAACCAATAAGAGGTTCATTGCACCGTACAGTTCAATTAGCTTGTCATCTCCAATATCTGGGAAGTATGTAACTGAAGCACCATGCCTTTCCAGCTTGTCAATGGTTGCTTCCCATCCTCTACCGATAATAAGGAAATTGACCAGTTCCAATTCAATCGGGTCAAGGGCAAAGGCTAATTCCGTGAGAAGGTGTTCTCTCTTCCTTCCATCGGGCTGCACCGCTCCCACTACGCCGATATTTCTTTTGACCGCTCCAAACCCATCTGTACCGCAGTACGCAACCCACAACTTCTCCGCAGGTACACCTATGGCAAGCAGTTCTTTCCTGCCGTGAAAGCTCATGCAAATAATCTTATCCGCAAGATCACAGGCTTTAGCAAGTTCATTCCTCATGCCCTTGTGGTGGTGGGTGTAAAAGATTACGTTCTTTCCGGGGCAGTCCTCCTGCAAAATGAAATGCCACGGCAGATGGTAATTGATATCTGCCTCAGGGTCATGCGCATCTGATATAACCACTTCGCCAATCTCAACCAATCCGGCCTTCAGCCAAAAGGCGATCCGGCTCATAGCCATAGAGTGGTATTTCTCGATTATGTTTATCTTCATAACAGCGCGTCCAATCGCTCTTTGTGAGCCTCGCGTCCTTTGGTTACGTGTTCTTCTAATTCTTTGACAACATTTTCCTGTTCTTGCACTCCGGTTACATAATCATCGGGGTGCAGTGGGTAATTCAAGTTATGGCCGCATCTCACGTCAGGATCACCATACAATTGGTAACCAACCGACTTTGCAAGATACGGGAATCTAATATCAGAACCAATTACATCATTAGCCGCTGTAAGCGGCTTGAATTCGCTCTGTAATGTCTGGACGGCCTCTTTTATCTGCGCTTCTCTGGTTTGCGCCTTTGAGCGGGTCATCTTGTCCAGCGTATTGATAGCCCCCATCATTTTCTTTAGGTCGTAAGGCCACACGTCCATATCATCTTCTATAACGTGCTTCTCACCTTTTAGGATGGGTATCATGGCCTCAAATACTTCTCTGTGAATAAGTATGCATCCCCAGCCGCTTGCGCCTAGCTCATGCAGTTCACCACGTTTAGGGTTGCCTAAAAATGGTTTTTGCGGCCACAGTCCCAGGGGGGTGTTTTCATACCATACGGGCGCAATCGGTTGAAACATGCGCCGCATGTAAAAACCTGACACGTACGGCAATCCATGAGAACGTAGTCTCTCTAGTGTGTCAGGCTCAAATTTCATGTCATGATCCAGGAACAATAATGCACCGTGTTTGGATTCCAAAAATCTTTCGACATGGGTTTGGCGCGCGTCGTACCCCTTCGTAGCCCTAATGTAAAACGGGCGGGTGTCGCCTATTCGTCTGTTAATGTTCTCTATGGTATCCCGACAAATACCGTTCTCCTCTTCCGGTCCTACTACGCCAATATAAACGCTTGCCATCCTCCGGCGTTGTTTATCGTGGTCATATTGCATCTCATAACATCCTCTCAAGGGGGCGAGTTTCCCCGCCCCCTTTATTAGGCTTAAGTTGGTAAAACGGCGGTTACGTTCAGGTACTTCCAGGTTGTCCCTGTAGTCCTTACTGCAAGCCATGACCCTGTCGAATTAGAGCCGATCTGGAAAACGTTATCCGATACAGCCCCAGGTAAAGCAGAACCAGCATCCGCACTTCCCACACACCCGGTTGAATTGGCCGTAAGCATGAGATTATTACTAATCTTCACGCCCTTGGCCGCAATCAAACCTGTTGAGTTAGCGGTTAGCGCACCACCAGCGGCATTGCTGACTTTGATTCCAGCATTCAAGATTAATGAAGTGCTGTCTCCGGTGAGCTGGTTAGCCCCAATGTCAATCCGTTTCTTTGCGAACAGTCCTCTAAATGAGCTTTGTGGATGTGCCATTAATGCACCTCCCTAAACCACATCTGCGAAGAAGTAACCCAGGTCGGTCGCAACTGCTTTCTGATCCCACTGCATTTTGACCTGCACAACGTCAGCGTGGCGGGAATTGTCCCGGTATTGGTAAGCAGACCCAGCCCCACCCCCACCGTCCCAGGCAAAGGTAAGCCCGGCAGTGGCGGAGAAGATCCCAGGGTTGGGGTCAACGTAGGTAATCAGCGCATCATCATCAATGATTGCAGAAGCGGAGAAAGTCGCTGATTCATTCGTGTTGCTGTAAGAAGCCTTGCTCACCCAGTAGTTCCCCAGTCCCAGAAGGTCAGACAAAGCACCTTCAACGCCGCCAATTGTGGCAGCCTGGGTGTACTTGATCCGGTCAAGGATGTCAGGGTGGTTTACCAGAGCTTGGTGGACAATAGAGCCACAAACCAAGGTGTTGGCGTTCTGCCCGGTGTTGTTGCTGATGGTGCGTACTGCGGTCAAAATGTCAGCAACCGGATCACCAGCCGAGAAATCATCCCAGTCGGTGGTGGAGTTGTTGTCATCCGTTCCCCAGACGCTCACTTTCATAAAGTCAGTAGCGAAAGCCACTTCCTTACGAATCATCATGCGCTGACCCAGGAGGCGAATCGCCATCTGTTCCAAATCCATCGGAACTTGAGAGTTTGCCCGGATTTCGTCTGCAATGGCGTAATCCAAAGCCCACTGCAAAGTTTTGTAAGTGTCGGTCGAAAGACCGTAGCTAGCCTGTGCGAATTCCTGCCCAGGGGCGCGCTCTTCCATCTCATCAAAGAACCAATATTTCTTGGTTGCAATGAAGAAAGTTCCCGAATCTTTGTCAACTGATACGTTCGGGAAAACACGATCAGCCACAAAGCGGTCGTCACCCTGCATATATCCAACAAGGATATTAGTAAGGATAGGCTCAACCGCTTGTACATCATTAGTCGTTGGTAAAGGCATTGTTTATTCTCCTAGTAACGGTCGGCCCCGCGTACCATCACGCGGACATAATCTCCAACAGCAGCGGAGGCTTGCAAAGCCTGACCAATCGTTCTGCGGTTGTCTGTGGTGTGGTCAATGACCCGCCCGGTGCTGTCGAAGCCTACAATCTCGCCCTGCGCCAGGTTGGATGTTCCGGCGATTGCTTTCGCAACACCTTCTACTACAACATTAGCGGGTTCTCCGGTGGCAGGGTCATTCTGGCAGATACCGATACCAATATCAGTCGTAGCGGCTACGGCCAGAACCTTTCCGGCGGTTGACGCAAATTTCACGACCGAATATTGTGTAATGGCGGTCGAGGCAACAAGCCCCGGAATGGTATAAGAGTTTTGCTGTGTAAGTGCCATTATTTCTTTCCTTTGACATGGGCCGCAATTACATCAGGATGTTCGGCCACAATCTTGTCATGAGCCTGTACTTTATTTAGGCCCTCTTTCTCGTACTTGGCAACCAGGGCAGTGTACTGCTCAACCGGGGTGGCAGGATCGCCATCCTCCCTGCCCTGTTCGTCAATTAGGGCAGATTCCTTGATTTGCGCAGACAATGACCGCAATTTGGTCATAATCCAGTCACGTTGTTTGCCATTCATGCCGGAAAGCATTTCCACAGTTTCTTCATCCTCACCCATCTGTTGATAGGCAGCTCCGAATTCATCGGTGGAGAATTCTTTCTTCACGGCGGCAAAGGCTTCTGCCTTGGCGTGTTCCGCTTTCATTTGTTCAAGTTCAGCGGCATACTTGTCTCGTTCCGCCTGGATAGCGGCAAAGTCATCGCGTGGCTCTTCTTCTTTCTTGATGCTTGCAAAGAACCCCTTGACTTCATCCCAAAATCCTTCAGGAACGGTCACGGTATTTTCACTCATTATTTTTTCCTTTATATCTATTGAATAAAGCGCAGCATTCTCCCCAAGGTGGGGGGTGTGTAGCAGCGCATCTCCTACAATTAGCGGGCCTTTTATCTTTGCGCCCGTTTGCGGGTGTTCTAACCACCCATTGTCCCAGATCACCTCCGGCGAATGATAGCGATAGTCCCCCTGTTTTAGGGCCTCGCCGCCCTGCTCGTTGTACTCCGGGATAGCATAGAGACCATCATCCCTGACTTCCAACCCAACAATATGCCCCGCCGCGGGCGCAGCGTCATCGTGGCTGCCTCTCTTTATCGGCGGCTTAAAATGGGGCAATCCGAATTGTCGGGCGTACTCAGGAGTAATGTTGATCTCTTTGCCACCCTTGAATAACTTGCCGAATGGAAACAACCTATAAGGATCACCTGGTTTCACATTTACGTAGTTGTCTATTGGTTGTCCATCAGCAATCAAATATACTTGTTCGCTCAAATCATCTCCTAATAAAAAACACCGGGTTATTCCCGGTGTCTCTTGGTCACTCGTTGGGTGCTGTCGGCCTGTCCAGCAGGCTCTAGCTATTAGGTGTAACTAAATTTATATTTACATTGTACTAAAGTTTCTGGTATCTGTCAAGCGTTTTAAAGAGGAAAAGCCCACCAATTCCGGCGGGCCTTTCACGAGGAGAAAACCTATGACCTCTAAAGTATACCATGTTTATAGTAGAACATAATTAGAACGAGTTATGTAGGTTTTGTTAACAACCCTAAAATGTATTGACAAATGGGATGATATTGTGTATACTGTAGATAGTTAGATAACAAAAACACAGGAGAAACAAGATGAACAAGATACCGGAAGTAATCAGCTACGAAGAATTTACAAAACTTTACAATGAGATTCCAGCAAATGCAACCCACGGCGTATACAATCCGGACGGCATTTTGTGGGCTTCTCATACAGAGGAAGGTTGCCAGAAGATGGCCGGTTGGCTTACAAGAGAACATAACAATGGCAGAAAATACACTGTGAGGGCAAAATGATTACAAAATACTCTGCCTATGTATGCTCATCAGAAAGGCCCGATACCTGGGAAGTCTGGGAACGATGGGGGGATGGTGTCAACATAAACAAAACGGAAA